TAGCACTCTCGCTTTGCGTCGCGTCATCAGTCGCCATCGCAGCATTCCATACCGCGATAGATTGCTCGTTCTTAGCTTCAGTGACCGCTCGACTTTGCCGTGCATTTTGAGCGCTTGCCTCAGTGTTTTTGGTTAACTCGACAGTCTGGGCCGCATTAGCCTCAGCAGCAATCTTGGCGGCATCCGCGCCGCCTTGCATACCAGCTTGCAATATTTTTTGTTGGTCGGCAGTGATGACAGATGACAAGCCGTAATGCTTGGTGACTTCGTTAAGGGCTTCAAATTCTTCTTTTGTTTTGGCGGCATTCAACCCTTCCGCGAATAATGCGGCTAACAACTGCGCTTTTTCGGTGGCGGTATACGTGCTTTCGGCGACGTTTTTTGCGCCATTGCCGATGAGGTCAAAAGTTTGCTGCGTCTTACTATTGATGCCATTTAGATTTTGAGCGACATCGATGCCGAGGGATGAGAATGTACCGTCAATCGCTTGGCGTGTGGCCTCTGCTTGCTCTTCCGCAGCATTGCCTAGCTTTTCGACTGCGACTGTCGCTTGGTCAACAGCGACCTTGGCTTGCTCTGTACCGTCAGCAGCACCAGCACCGAGGCGACTAAGTAGCTCAGCACCGACCACAGCCTCATTGCCAGTTTCGACGATGGCAGCAATAAGCGCGGCAAACTCCTCAGGTTCGGCAAAGCCGTCAATCATCTCAGCGACGTGCGCACGGATATCATCCACAGCAGCGCCAGTCTCTTGACTGCCTTGGTATGCCGCGTCTACGATACCGCCAAAGGTATCGGCGATTCTGCCGCCAGCACTGATTGTCATCATTGCTGCGTCGTCTGTATCGCCAGCGATAGACCGCATTGATGCGCCTATGCTGTCAGACGCTGCCGTCATTTCTGCTGTGGCATAATTCCTAAAGTCCTCACTCGCTTTTGACGCGCTATCCCATCCATTCGCAAGGTCGTCTAGCGCACTTGCAGGCAAACCTAATGCACGCGCAATAACTGCGCCACCTTTAGCAATACCTGCTGACATTTCAGCAAAGACGGTAATGACCATCGACACAGCCACACCAATAGCCAATACGCCACTTTTGACCACATTAAATGCGATGCTTAACGCCTGAAAAGCACCATTAGCGGCAACACTGATACCGCGTAGAGTGTCCATGCTGCGGCTAACTTTATCAAGAATGTCAGCCATATCGACATTACGAATAAAGTCGATGACGTAAGTCGTTGCTTCGGTGAATACTGCTGCGACGCTATCGCCAAACTGCTTAATCTTTCCAGAGTCAGTGAGGCTATTAATCTCACTAGCTAAGCTTTTAAACGAATCTGTCATCGACCCTAAGAACGAGGTGCCAAGCGTATTTTTGAGCGACTCCCATGCCGAGCCAAGCCCAGCAAGCGCACCTTGCCATGTATTATTCATGAGATCAGCTTGCGATTGAGCCGTACCACCAGCATCATTCAGCTTTGCAGTCAGCTCATCGAGCGAGCCAATGCCTTGCGATAGCAGCGCTTTAAATGCAGGACCTGCTTCCATACCTAGCGCATTGATGGCTTTTTGACCAGCTGGTCCTGCCTCGGCAAGCTGACGGATAGCAAGATTAAAATCATCGGTGGTGATATTGATGTTGCCAAGCTCACGGCGGAATGACGAGGCGTCATTACTGAATTGGCTTAAGATAGAGTTAAACGCTGTACCTGCACGGCTTGCGTCAACACCAGCATCAGCAAATTTACCGATATATGCGGCAGTCTCCTCGATGCTCACGCCTAGGGCAGCAGCAGATGGCGCAGCATAAGACAGCGCCGCACCCAGTCCAGCCACGTCGGTATTGGCACTAGCGGAGGCTTTTGCCATGACATCCGCGACACGCGCAGAGTCATCAAACGATAACCCCATGCCTTGCACAGCTTTGGTTACATACCCAGCTGCCTCAGCAAGCTCCAAGCTATTACCTTGGGCGAGTGCCAGTACTGACGGAATGGTTTTAAGCGAGTTTTCTGTATCAAGACCAGCACGTGCAAGGATTTCAAAACCCTCGGCGGCTTGGGTGGCATTGTAGCGGGTAGATTTACCCAGCTCCTCCGATGCTGCCTTGATACGACCCATTTGCTCAGTGGTCGCACCTGATACCGCTTGGACGGTAGCGAGCTGCTGCTCAAAATCTGCCGCACCTTCGATTGCATCGGTAAAAAACCCTTTGATTTTACCAATGATAAAAGCAATGCCAAGTGCCGCACCCAATGCCAGCACCGTGCTTTTCATGCGGTCAAATGCAGATGTCGTCTCGTTGGTGTTTTGCCCCAAGATATCGACATCATCCGCGCCTTGGTTGGCAGCATTGCCGAGGTCACGCAAGCGCTGTGCTTGCTCATCCGCAGACAAGTTATTCCATTCATCACGCAGACGTTGGGACGCCTCGCGCAGCTGCTCGGTATCACCGCCAGCGGCGTCGATGCTATTAATCAGCCTGTCGATATGCTGCAAGCCGTTTACGCCAGCAGTAATCAGCAGCTCTGTGTCTAAGCGAGCAGCCATAAAAAAACCCCATCGAATGATAGGGTCATTGTTACGTATTGGCTGCTTATCGGTTAGATGATGCGGTTCAGGTAGTGAACACAGCAAAAAGAATGACAAGCAGTAGTGCTATCGAAAATAATACAATAGGACGCTTTCTCTCTCGCTGTGGCGCTGGCGGACGTGCACGGCGACCCTGTGCATTACTACGATGCAGCGTTGTATGTGACAGACCTGTACCGGGCAAGCCAACTGTTGTCCTAACACCTGTTTTACCTATCGTGACGTTTGCGCCGCGTCGTCCTGCTGAGACGCTTACACCTTTTTTGCCTACGTTGAGTCGCACGCCTGGCATAATTTTAACTGTCCGTCTAAATCTAAAACCCATAACAAACTCCTTTTTCTAGCGATTAGCATCCATGAACTTTGCGTCATAACCTGAGAAATCAAACTCAAACTCTGCATCTGGCACACCAATCAGCGGTACAGTTATTGAGGCTTTACCAGACAATTTGATAGCCTTAATTAATTTTTCCATATCATCATTGGCAAAGCTATCGTCACTAAAAACACCGTTGACGCTTGTGCGCACGGTATAGACACCGCTTGTACTACCATTTCGCTTATATCGTAGCTGACAACTGCTGGCACACTTGGTGTCAGCAAATAGCACGGTAATAGTTAGATAATCTTTTGCCGCGCCACTGCTGTCTACAAAGTTATGGATGCGTATGCTCATGAGCGCATTATTAGACTTGTTAGACGTGGGCACTGTATTTGTCGAATTAATATTAGCAAATCTTGAATTGCCAACCTGATCGTACTCCCACAGACTGGTGCCATCTGGATTAGATGGTGTAGAAGGCACAGAGGGGCTAGAGGGTGTACTACCAATACCACCACCAAGTCGCGCTGCATCCATGTCGTCATAGCCACCGCCGCAGCCCACCAAAGCCACACAAAACAATGATGCTATCAGCTTTTTCATATTCCACCTGTGATATAAATATATTATCTATCGCATCATATAACAAAAAAGAGCAGTAAACAAAATTTGTCTACTGCTCTTTATTCACTTTATCTTACATAGCTATCAAGCCTAATGCACTTACTTATACTCAGTAAAGCGCATCGTTGGCTTGCCAGGGTCTTTAATGAGTGGCCCAGACAAACCACCTTCCCACCATGCATCGTCCAACCAGTTGATTTCGCTATCGCTAGATAAGTCACTATGCGGCAAGTCCAAAATGCCATCATTACCCGTGATGCGATCCTTACCATCTAAGTACATCTCAAGCGGTAGTGAGCTAAGCGTATTAGCATCAATCATATAACCTGCACGTCCAAGCGTTACACCACTGTAAGTAGCAGTACTGGCAGCCAATAATTCGCTGGTCTCGTTAAAGCGTAGCATACCAAGACGTGGGTTAAGCTCGTATGTTGACGCATCAACGACGGTAGGCGTGCCATCTGACAAAGTAAACGTAGATGGATCGATATCTCGATGCGACAGCTTAATCCAGCCAGTCGTGACGGTCAGCGACTCATCAGTAATGGTGATAGGTGTTGCATCCAAGTCCACAGCTTCACCCATCATCACTCGCGCCATTGCCAGCTTATCAAATGTATTAAATTTAACATTAAGCTCTGTTGCACCAGGCTTGCTATCTGAGTCGATGATTTCACCGTAATCATCACGCCCAGTGCTTGGAAGCTCGTCTTTTTCCGAGTCTTTTTTGGTTGTCAGCTCAGTGACGTTACCGACCATTAAAAACCCATCGGCCGTACCCCATTTACGAGCGTACAAATCACCCGAATATTTTTTACCGCGTTGTGGTTGTGCCATGATAGTAGCCTCTTGTGTTGGTGTATAAACGGTTATTAATTAGCGTATAAATCGCGATTAATAAGGGGTTAAATTTAGTTTTTGCGCTTGGCTTTGGTGCGTTTGTTGTTGCGTGAATTGTGCGCAATCAGCAGCCAGTGTGCGGGATAGTCCAAAATATTAGATGACCACATAGAATTGTCCTTATTAACGGTAAATAGTAGTTGGGCACATCGCTCGACCGCTTGAGCCACTTTATTTAAAGCGTGTCGTATTGCGTCTGCCAACGTTAGGTTTTTTTTCATAATCTAATCTGCCAGTACTGCCACGACGGTAGTAAACCGCAGTGGAAAAAAAGCAAAGCCATCTTCATAGCGGATTGCCAGTGGCTTACGCTGTATAAATGACTCAGTCGTTAAAGCGCGACCTTGTTTGTCAGTAGGATCAAACCCTTGCAAAGCTTTAGCGATTGCAGTGATGGTCTGACCGACGCCATTGGTTGCCGGTTGCGGTGTGACTTGTTGCTTGGTCAATATCACACTAAAGCCAATCTCCATGTTTTGCTCGCGGCCACGGGCATTGTCGCTACCGGGTGTATAACCATCCAATATCACATAGACCGTGCCGTCAGCTGGTATTTGCTTGCGCTTAGCGCTACTGATATCAGCAAAGTCTTGCGCCTCTAGCACTTGAGAGACTTGCGATACCGATTTTAGACGCTCAAGCACGTAGGGATAACAAGCCAAGATATCGGTCTGCCATGCAGGGGCGTTAGGGTCTGTGTCAGTCATAGCAAATCTTCCATAAAGTCGTTTAGTAAATCTTGGATATCGAGCACATCTTCTTCTGACAATCCCAAAAACTCACGCTGTGGCACACCCCAGCCCATTTGGTGATACTTACCGTATGGTCTGTCGGTGCCAACCTCAGCGCTGACAGCAGTAGCATGACCTGTGATAGATCGCATCAAGTCACCACGATCCACCAAGATGCCACCACGACCTTTTTTTTGCTTAAGGCGCTCAGGCGAGAGTTGTTTCCAGCTCACACCCTCTGAGTCTTGTTTGGTTAAAAACCGCTCACGAGTACTGCCTTCGACCACGGCAGCGATGGCTTGCATCACTGGCGATAAGTCGCCCAAGCCTAGCGCCAGTGCGCCTAGCTTGTCTGACATCTCTCCCAGTTGCGACTCAACATCGATACGCATTACATATCCCAGTACGTAGGTGTAGGGTTTGGCATCACCGTGATACCACCGCTTATATTTGGCTGCTCACTAACTGGCCCAGTGAGCATCGTCGGGTCTTTTTTGACCTTGTCGAGCCATTTGATAGCAGCGTCATAACGTGTCTGCACAACTTCAAGTATTCCGTTGTCATACAGATTGTAACGAGCAACGTCACAAGTCTTTTTCTTTAGGTCGCTTGGTATCTCTGAGCTTGGCAAATAAACAACATTGCCAATGCCAACAACCTTAACCAGCCCAGCAGACAGCAAATAACTTGCGACCTCGCTGATCGCATCGTTAATCGCGCCTTGCAGGACGACATCGTCAATCACTGAGTCATGGCGCGGCTGCTCATTGGTGATCTGTATCAGCTCAAACTCACCAAAGCGGTCGATTAGGTCTTGTGATGTAATCATGGTCAGTCCTAAAAACTGTCAGGCTGGGCAATACCGCGTGTCAACCACATAAAGCCAGTTTGCAGCTCAGTTTTGCCGATATTAATTGCACGTTGGTCTAATCCGCCAGACATCTGTAGCTGCTCAACCAATTCGCCAACTTCTTCAGCCTTAGCTTTGACTTTATTGATAGCAGCAATCTCAGCATCTGTTAGCTGGCGATAGCCTTTAACTTTTGGTTTATCATCACTCATGGTTTTTACCTTGTGTAAGAATTTGGGGTAAAACGTCCTTACTATTTAGAGTTAATAGCTACGACGGTGATGGCTAAAATAGTGACTGCCAAAATACCGATCGCCTCGGACTTAATACCGTTGTGTTTCAGCGGCTTAAGCTTGCCTGTCTTGCATTTGATGGGTTCCATTCGGTCATTCCTTATTAAATCAGCTTAAGAGTGTGTAATTATTTGGGTAAAACATCCTTGACCAGCGGTTGCCAGTCAAGGCGCTTAGATTTAGGTCGCTTTTAGGGTCGCCGATAAATCAGGACGTAGCATGAGCGGCAATGGATTAGATTGCGCCTCTAAATCCCAACCTTTATCATGTGCCAGTTTTTCGCGGCTAGCGTAAATCGCCTCAGCTTTGGTGTTTACCGCAGCAGCAGTGTCAGCAGGGGCAAAGTACTCACGGAACGTTTTGCGCGTGCCTTTAGGGATAATCTCAGCTTCACCAGCCTTGATTTGCAGACCAGACTCAAACACATGGTCGTATTGGATAAATTCAATATTCTTATGCTTAAAGCCGACGTTGGTATCGCCTTCGCGGTACATCTTGCCTTCTTGGAATCGCTGATAGATTTCAACTATCGTCTTATGATAAGCAACAGCCTGCATAAACTCAGGCGAGCATAAGACATACCAACCATCAACTGGCTCGCCGCCGCGCTTTTTACTAAGATCAGTAATCGCGCCATCAATCATCTTGCCGACGTTAGAGTTCGCGCCTGATAAGTTCCAAGTGATGGTCTTGCGGGTCATGCCAAAGCGGTCATAAATATCGACTAACGGTGTACCATCAGCATCTAAAATCTTGCCTTTGATAGCGCCCAACATTAAATGCTCGCGGGTGTATTCGATATCAAACTTCATATCAGCGAGCTTGTCATTGACCTTTTCAGCGACAGTAGCCGCCTTGTTATCGCTGCCAAACGACTTCACGTTTTGCACATCATCCGCACGCACGATGTCGTGCTTGGGCAAATGCAACATCTCAAAACTATGACGATTGCCACGACCGGTAGTAGCCACGGGTGCGCCTGGCGTACCGCGTGGCACAGCAGGTACTAGCGATAGCACTCCGTCATTTGACTCAACCGCGACACTGGTTGTACTTAGATACTCAGGCTTAAAGATGCCTAGGCTACGGATAATGGTTGGAGTAACTGGCAAGCGTTTGATTGCCTCAGTCATTGGGCGTACACCAAAGTGACTTTCATTGGATAAAGGCATAATGCAATCCTTGTTAAATGTAAATGCGGTTTAAATCAAAGTTAAAGGGCTGTCAATCAGCGTTTAAGTGCGTGGCGTGCCGATATATTTGATGCCGTGTGCATCGCCTTGGGTCAGCAGCTCAGCATTGCTTAATGGCACCAAGCTATCGCCATCGGTAAACACCGCATCGATATCCGCTTGCATAATGGGCGCAAGGTTCATGACGCAGTTATGTGGCTGCACCAGTACTTCGCCGTTGACTTCATCGGTTAATGCAAACAGATACTGATCGCGGGCAACATATTTGACAGGCTGACCCGTCTTGGTGCCGACAGGCGCAGGGATAGCGATGCGGTTATTTGGATCAGCTTCACTTTTCAAGATATCGCCAATGGTTAAATCAGGCATGGAGTGCTCCTAGTGGTATTTGATAAGGCTAATAAAGGATTTGCTGTTATTGCGCCAAGCAAGTTACTCAGCGCACGGTAGACATAACCACCAGCTTAGATGTAGTTTTTTGACTCTTGGCCGCGTGCTTCAGCGTTTGCTAGCATTGGATTGCTAGATAATTGACGCTCTTGACCGCCGTTACCGTTAGGCTTGTGCTGCTCACTAAGCAGCCATTCTGGCGTACCATCTTGCTTACCAGGCGCTCGCAGATCACCGATCATTGACTTGGCATCATCAGGCGTAGCCGATAGCAAGACATTGACCGTACTAGCACTAACGCCATTCCAACCTTTGCCGTCTTCGGTTTTAGTAAAGCCCGCTTGCGACAGTTGCGCATCGATGGCAGCGGCTTTGGCTTCTTCTTCAGCTTCGGCTTTCTCTTTTTCAAGCTCAGACTTTTCCTCTTTGAGGGTTTTAATCTCTTCCGCTTGGTCTGCTGTGAGCTTTTGTAGTGCTGCGATTTCTTCGGGAGTCATAGTTGTGTCCTTTTGCGAATTGGGTTGAGTGATAGTTGAATTTGTTCCGTCGTCGCCAAGAGCGATGGCAGACGTTTCGTTGTCTACACCAGTCGGGGTAAACGAGATTTCGAACACACTGCAATCTTTCATAACGATCATAGGGCCAGTGACGGTTTGACCATTGACCACGGCCGTTTCGTTCTGCCCTAACTGTTGGGTGCTTTTTGCACTGATATGCACAGACATTTGCCATGGGAAACCAGCGTCTGACTCTTGAGCAACCATTTGACCGTACTGGTTGTCTAACAGAGTTCCCGCCACAACCAATTGATTATTTTTTACACTGAGCTGACCAAATCCTGCACGTTGGGCGCGGTCATGCAACAATAGCGCAGGCACATTGGACTTATAACTAACGTCAGATAAGTCAGCAATAACCAACTCACCGCCTGAATTAAAAGGCTTTCCGCTATTGGCGACACCGCTGAACTTTCGCGGCAACGACTTGTCGGCATCAGCAGGGGCATCAGCGACATTGACTTCAGAGAGCAGATAGATATTTGGCTTTTTGTGGTCTTTTGGCATAATAACGTCCAGCTAATGAGTAAAATCGCGACAACGTAAAATAAAGAGTGTCGATAAAGTCTCATTATGATGAGCGGCATTAAATATGGTTAGATGATGCGGTTCAGGTAATCACGCATAAAAAGCAAAACGGCTTAAATTTGCGATTTAAGCCGTTTATATAGATATTTGCTGTAATGACGTGATGTCGATGTTAAAAGCGCGTGGTCAAGACATTAAACGGGTGTTAAACGCTATTGCGATTGGGCGTACTGCTCACAATTGCGTCAAGTCGGTAATATTGAGCGTATCTGTCACTTTATCGACCGCCAGTGTCGCCTGATAGCGTTTACCCTTACTGATAAATAGCGCCTTATATCCGCCGTCATCGAGCTTGATTAGCTCATCAGCGTTATTGAGCATATCGCGTGTGGTGTGTAGCAGCTCAATGACATCCTCTGCGCTGTTTTTAGCAGCGCGTGTCAGCGCAAGCAGCGTGTCTTCACCCATCCAAGCGACGTACTTTTTGATATCCATCGTTTCTTGCAGCGTAGAGCTAAGCGTTGCCACTGCCCACTGGTGCGACTCTGTTGTATTGCGAGCGATACCAATCATCTCAGCAGCGCGACCATCACTAGCACGAGCAAATGCATTGATACGAGCATCAAATGAGGGCGTCGATACATTGGGTGCAAACTTTTTAATCACCGGATTAAAGATAAGCTGCGACATATAATTATCGAGCTGTGCGGTTGCCGCTTCCTTTGCCTTAGCTTTATCCGCAGCTGGTACGGCTTTATTACCTTGTATTTTCTCGGCTTGTAGTAGACGGGCAGCAGTCAAGCGGTCATGATTGTGCGCAAAGCTTGGATCCAGTCCAGCAGGGACGCGCATCGTCTCACCAGTGCGCGGGTTTTCGACATCGACCATCTCCAGCTCAAACTCATCGCTGATGCCAGCGCGACGTGCTTGCCCCTTAGTCAGCTGCTTGACCCAGCACAGACAGCCATAACCATTTGGCGGCATAATCATCTGCCAGATTGGATCATCGACAGGACGTACCACGTTGTAATACTGCTTATGCTTATCGCGTTTTTTACCTGCGACAGATGGCATATATTGCAGATACGGCAGACCGCGCTTGGTCTCTTGGATGCGCTGCCATTGTCCAGCAGCGTAGCTTGCGTGTAGATTGGTGTGATAGATCGTTCGTAGGCGACGAGTCGAGCCAAGCTGTACTTTTTTGGCGTCACCCGTCAGCGGATCAACGACCAGCTCTTTGCCCCACCAGCCTTTCGCCATCAGGTACGGCTCCATGCGTTTTTTAAACACATCAAAGTCCGTCGAGTTGGACAGCGCATCAGTCAGTGCAGATTGCACGTCAGCCAGCATATCCTCGTCCATCATCTTAGCGACACTAAACGCCACGGCGTGCTCACGCGCAAGCACATCCATGTAGTGATAACGCGGCATCAACGTCTTACCGTCAAAGCTTGCTAGCGCTTGGACGTTGGTCAGCTCATCAGGGTTCAAAAACTCCTTGGGTACTGGCATCAGTCAGTCACTCCATTGTCGTTTGCAAGCCCTTCGATATAACTACCGACACACTGCGACATCAGATCATCTATCAATCCACCATCTGGCAACGTCATCTCACTTAACCGTCGCTCAAACTCGCTATAGCTCTCGCAGCCATCGAGTACCGACAGCAGCGCCTCAACTTTGGGCTGCATGATAGCGCGGTCATGATCGATATCATCATCTGTGGTCGGCTCAGTGATATTGTCTGGTAGCCCATTGCTCAATTGCAGTTGCAGCGCCCGCACTTGCTGCGACAGCTGTGCGATAGGTGCTGGCACAGCAGACTCAACCATCTCAAATTCTGACTCTTCGTAGCCGACATTGAGCAACCGTTGTTTGGTCAGGCGCACTTGTCCAGTGCTGGTATATTTGATATCGCGATCAGCTTCTTCGATGTTAAAGGCTTTGACTTTTGGATATTCAAACCAAATGCCTTGCGGCGCTGTAATCGGTAAGCCCCATGCTTGATTGACGGTGATAATGGCATCGATAGCATGTTGTATGCCTTTAGTCATTAGCCCCAGATAGGACATAACGCGGTCTTGGCGTGCGACATCATCAGCTTCTTGCGCTGAGCGTGAGCCTGATGTCAGCTCACTGGTCTTGACACGTCCTAGCAGCAGCTTTTGAATGCGGCGGTTTGCCAAGCGCTCAAACAACTCAAACGCTGCGCCATCGCCAGACAGCTGATGCAGCTCAATCTTGTCATCTTTACCGATACCGGCAGCACCACCATTGATAAAGCTAAATATCTTACTGGTAAAGTCGCCAAGCGTCGTACCAAATCCGCTATCAGAGCCTTGCGTGCCGACCACATACGGCTGAGAGTAGCGAGCGATAAACTGACCTGCGTATGCCCATTCACGTTTGCGTAGGGCGACGGCAGGATAGGCACGGACAATCATCATCTCACCAGCAGGACGCGCAGGCACAGCCTTGCTCGTCAGTACCAGGTACTTGATGTCTTGATTGATCGCGACACTCTCGTCCTCAGTTTTTAGCATTACCGAGCCATCACGCATCGGCGTATAATTGTCCAGCTCACCGTCTTTTGACAGCAGTCTATCGATACTTAAAAAACCGTCTAGCTCTTTTTTATAGACATATTCGCCGACACAGTAGCCATTAAACATCGCTAGCACTGCGACGCTAGCAATATCGTTATACAGTCGTCTAAACATTCGATAGAGTCGATTAATTAAGTCCTCGTCGACATCATCACCCCAAATACGCCATGCAGCGGCATTGATAGCGCCCTCAATGTCAGCGCGACAGCTAAGCACTTCGTCGTCTGCCATTACTGCATCAAGCAGTTCTTGGCGGCTTTTGCCGGTCTCTGTGAGCAATTGGTCAGCACTGACTGCATCCGCACCCTCTAGCGCACTATCGACGGCGACCAGTAGCGTTTTTTGGTCAACCTTTTGCTTTTTGGCTTTTGATCCAAACATGATTTATCCTTAGCTTAATAGTGGTACAGGCTTGGCTGTGGCACTTCCCATGCAGCCATCGGCGTATTGCTCGCTTTGGCAAAACTGGTCGCAAGTTTCCAGACCATCTCCAACCCATCAGGCCCGTCATCGTTTTCGTGTTTTGGGAAATGAGTAAAATGCGCAATCAACGTCTTTTGTTTGTGGTGCAGTAAAATGAGTCCATTTGCCATGTGAGGTTGCAACGCAATAATGCGTAGCTCTTTATCACCATGCGGAAACACAGGGATAGCAGGCACATGAATGCCTTGCTGTGCTGAACGCTTAACCAGCTCAGTCCGTAAAAACTCTTGGAATGCCACCGACTCAACCGCCCAGCCCAATATTTGCGGATATTCTTTTTGATACTTGATGACGTCCGATATAATCTTGTCGGGTGTGCGGCGCTGGATGTCAGCAACGACGGTGTAGAGCTTGCCATTCAATCGATCATAACCACCAACGATAATAGCGGACGGGTCGCCTTTTTTGCGCGTCTTGCTTTTTTTGCCAAGTGACGGATCAACAGCCGCAAAGTAAATAAGTCCCGCAGGCAACTCACGCCAGTAGTTGATAGAGTCGCTAAATGGCGAATCCTCACCAGCAGCAGGGTCGTTCTGTAGCTCGCTATCAAAGTTGCCATGACCATCACGAGTACGGATAATCATAAGGGCAAGCAGTGGTCTTGCTGCCCAAGACACTTTCGCACCCTTATCCATCTTGCGCTTATGTTTTTGATAAAACGCGACGGCAGCAGCTTCACCTTCGTCATGATAAATGGCTTCCCATTCATCCCACAGCTTCATATTATCCGGCCACTCAAGCAGCGCTTTGAATACCCGCGTCGTCCAACCTTTGTTCTTCAGTATGCGATTGAGCACGCTATCGTGATGCAGTATCGTACCGATATACACGACATCCATCTTTTCGCCAGCAGCGGCAAGCTTTAGCGGTGTGCGTAGTAGCCACTTATACAGCTTGTCACGCTGTTCTGGGCTTTCGACGTTCTCATCGTTTTCTAGGTCATCGAGCAGCACAAGGTCTGGACGATACGCACTATAGACCCAACCACGCATCTTTTTACGTGCACCGGCACACTGTATCTTGATGCTGTTGGCAGTATGGATGGTGTAAGACTGCCAAATGCGACCGGCACCATGCACCTTTGGAAAGTCAGTTTTGATGCGCGGATTGACCTCAAGCTCAGTCTTGATGGCTTGCAAAAACTCAGCAGACTGGTCAAGGCTGTCACTGATAATGGCAATGTAGTTTTTCTGATTGGTGACGACACAATACAAAGTAAACAAGCGGGTCACGATGGTTGATTTAGCTTCACCACGCGGCGCAGCCAAAGCATCAAGCTCTGAGCGCTCAGACGATAATATTTGCGGTAAGCGAGCAAACAGGTATTTATGCAAGTAGGATTGGTCTGGGTTTCGCGTATAGTGCGGAAAATAATGCGTCACAAAGTACTCAAAGCCCGTCACCTTGTCATTGACTTTGGCGATGCGCTCTTTGATGACAGCGGGATCATTGTCCCAGTCATTGCAATGCGCATCGATATCCGCTTGCAGCGCACGGGCAATATCCTTGAGACGATCAGCAAACTCTTTGTTTTTCATTTTATCCCGCACACGTCGTTAGCATAATGATAAATAACCAGAGACAAGCCCATGACAGCTTGCGACTGATAACCTCTACGCGCTCAAGCAACTTGGTTTCAAAGTCGGTCACTTCAACTCCTTCTCAATCAATCGACCAAACGGCTCTAGCACACTCATAAACTCAATCAGCAGCTCAGGCTTATGCTCTTGGATATACTTAGCGAGCATCTCAAGCACTTGCAGCGCGATAGCGAGCTTGGACGTTTCAGGTAGCAGCTTGCGACTTGAGGCGACAGTTTTATTGTAGGCGTCGGCAAGGCTGGTCAGCATCTCGACACGTTGTCCTGGTCCGATATCATCAGCGGCTTTGATAGACTCCATCGTGGCTTTAAACTGAATAATGAAGTCAGTCAGTATCTGCCGTGATATATCCTCCAAGTCTCCACCCGCCATGCTATGCGCAGTTTTAACTTTATCCCAATCATCACCTGCATCAGCCGCGACGTTTTTCCAGCGCTGCGCCGTTGGATAGCTCACCTCGGTCATGACCGCAGCCATTGCTAGCGACAGACCTTCAAAGATATATTTTTTGCGTAGATCATCTTTTGTCGCTTGTGAATGCGCCATACTTAGCCCCCAAACTTAGCTTTGATAAGCTCGATGCCGACGCTGACGACAGTGCCGCCAACGCCGCCAGTAAAAGCCCCAGCCATCGCTCCCGCCATCGTGGCGCGTTTGCTAATGTTGGTCTCTAGCGTGTCAAACTGCTGCATCATCGTCTGATTCTGCGTTTTGATATCACCCAGTAGCTGTATGACCTCATCAGGTGCTTGAGTGGCATCAGGCGTGGGCTTATTAAAGTGCTGTTGCTGGTTTGGCATATTACTTGTCCGCCTTCTTGTCCATTTTGTCACCCAAGCGCGTGACGTCATTTTTAATTTCACGCAGCATGTCGAGGATTTGACCATTATCACGATGCGATTCATTCTTGCTTTGATAGTTGCGGTACACCTCTGACTTAAGGTCTGATAGCTCGGTATTAAGCGCCTCAATCTTTGCAAGGTCTTCGCGACGCGCTGTGCTGATATTTGCGACCCATCGCCAAAATACGGCACTGACGACTGTAAATACCGAGCTGATAATGAACATAATCATTGCGTCATTCATCGTCTACGCTCCCATGCTTCATGCTCGTTTTGGCAAGGGATGCAGCGAGTGGCTGATGGCATGTATTGCTTGCGCTGCTCACCGATAGGCTTGTCGCACTCGATGCAATCCGAGACATCATTAGCAGTCATTGCTTGCGTTTTAAGACGCGCCGCTGCCAATGCTGCATCCAGATTACGCTGCGCTTGTTTATTGGCTTTATCGAT